GCTGCTACTTCCATACCTAGGGCCTGCTGTGCCTGCGATGTGAATTCGCCTGCTCCAACTGTTTGATCTAACATGCCTGCCATCTGCATAGCAATACCAGCTAGCTGATTTAGTTTTTCATTAAGGTTTCCGTTTTCTCCTACCTTCCTGCGGAGTTCTTCCACTCCTTCAAAGTCCATAGCGTCTAACAGCATTCCAGCCTGTACATAGTTGTTTGGATTGAATACGCCCATACCGTATAGCTCTTTTACTGTCTCATTTTGCGACGCTCTATTAAACGCATTCTTTTTAGCTGCGGAAATTTTGACATCGAATATAGGTTTCTTTACGATTTCTGGCTGTCCTGTCACATCGTCAATTGTTGTTTCCTTTAGCAGCGAATTTTCAAAGCTGATAAATTCATACGATCCGCCCTCTCCGTCAATTCTGAAACAACGAGGCTCATCATAAAACTGCCTGATTAATTCTATAATCTGCTTGACTAGCCTCACGTATGCTCTATATGAACCGCCTATCATGTCGCGAGATAGTTTAGAGCCTGCCTCTTGCAGCGCTGCAATGGCACTTGCTGCCGTTACACCTGCGGCCGTGCTTCCCTGTGAGAAGTCGCGATTGCCTGAGGTTTCTTTTAGCTCTTCTTTTTTCATCTCGAGGTAATTCATGACAAGTGATGGGAGCGGCGTTGTTTGAAACTGTTTGATATTTCCTTCTTCAATTCTGCCGTTTACCTCAAAGAAGTCTTGTGAGTAATCAGCTACTTGCTCTGGGTTTACTCCTGAATTCTTATTAATAGCCCATCTTGGTTTACCGACAAGCGCAGCATTCTTTGCAACAATCTGATCCATCTTGTTTATGACCATCTGTGGAGATTTCATAACATCGATATATCCGAAACCTAGCATTTCAGATTCAACCGGGAATAGGTTATCCACAACGAATGGATATTCGCCTGAAATGTAATATCCGCTCTCTAGATATTCTTCACAGTTCTCAGATGCAAAGAGTACGTGACCGTCTATAAATTTGCAGTAGTGAACTATCGTTCTGCCATTAACAGTTTGCTTATAGTACCAGTCATAAACAACTGTTCTGTTAGATGCTGAATCGTCACGCTCTGTATCGTACTTCACGATTTCAGCACCTGCGGAATTTGATAGCACGCCTTCTAAATCTGGATACATTCCTACGAGGATATCGTTATCCACAGCGTCTATCAGAAAGATGTTTGGTGAATCCTGGATATATTTAATTCCTGGTTCCCATAATAGATTTAGAACATCTATTTGTTTTACAGCGATATCACCGGCGCCGTTATCTCTTGTGTTATCCCAGTATGTAGCATACACGCAAAATCCTTGTTTTAACTTGTACCACCAAGCGTCACTATATATCTGCTGGAAGTCGCAGTTATCTAGTATGCATGGGACAATCTTTGATAGTGACAGTGCGGAACCTTTGTCACTCTCTTCACGCGGCAATAGATTAGGCATAGGGTAGTTATCCATAGCGTCAGCGTGTTTATTGGCAAGCGAATTAAACATCCATGCACTTTCAGGCTTCGGATCGTTTTCTTTTCCTTGTGTATCTCCTATAACTTCCCACTGCTTGAACTGCCACCACTTTTCATTCTCAACGATGCGTTTTTTGAACTTTTCAAGATTCTGCTTGTATTTCTCGTATGTGTTCTTTGCCTCTCCTATAACCTCTTCATCAATGATTCCTTTTCGACCGTAGTTCGGGTCCCACTCTTTGCCTTCGTCTTCGTTGAACGCTCCGTAATCTGCTTCTGGCTCTTCCTTTGCATCTAGTGATGTTGGTTCTGGTTCCTGCTCTATATAGTCTGGCTCTTCCTCTTCATCCTCAATAGGTTCTTCAGCTGCTTTCTTTGGATCTATTCCTAGCCTCTTCATCAGCTGTTTGTCTCCCTCGGCTTGCGCAGGATCTTCTTCGGGCTCGTCATCTTCTGGCTGTTCCTGGTCTCTTAATGGCTTAGCCTTTTCAACTTCTTTAGCGTTCTGCTCTTTTAGTTTCTTCTTCTTGTCTTTCATATCTGCTCCTTACATGTATTTGAAAAAGTCGTATCGTCCTAGCTGTGCAGGAATCATATTTAATGGGTCGTGCAGTCCATCTGTTCCCTCGTATAGTTTTGCCCTGGCGTCTCGTCGCTCATTTATAGGTGACTCCATGCATACATATCTCCACTCGTCGTATATATGGTCTTCCATTTCGGTATTGATATCTTCTACCTTGGTTTCACTGTAAATTAGTTCCGGTACTGTTCTGATGAAGTCCTTGCAGTTTGAGAAACAATAGAACATCGGTATTCCGTTTTCATCAAAAGCTAATCTATAATGGCACTGCATTTTACCGGGTATTCGTGTATGGTCTCCCTTCTCCCAGTACACACCAGCTTCCATGAATGAATCGGCTATTGATTTACCGCCATTTTCTTGGAATATTGCAGGGTCTGCAACGGCTGATATAGTTCTGCCTTTTAAATTCGGATCTGATTCCTCGATTTCTTTTATTGCCTTCGCAATCTTCTCGGTGGTCCATTTAACGCCAGTGTTTGGCTGGTCTGTACAGCCGTATAGTTCGTTGATTCTATATAGTCTATTGTCGTTATCTACTGCGTACCAACCTACGCTAAATGGCTTTGAATACCCCCAGTCGAAACCTCTAAAGATTCTCCATGTTTCAGGAATCTTGAACGGGCTTATAACATGGGTCCATTTACGGTCTAAATAGTGTTCTATCTCGTCATTCCATTCTGTGAATACTTGTCCGCTAAATGAATTCCAGTCTCCGTATAGTAGTGCTTTCTTGTCTGCTTCCGGGAGCATAGCTAGATTTGCGATATAGTACGGGTCATTTTCTAACAGCTTTTTGTTATCAAAGACTGTTGATGGTACAAACATGCGGCTACGTACGCGCTCTATTAACTCGCCTGTCGGGGTAACGATTTTATATACGCCCTTGATACGCGTCATGGGCGGCGCAGGCGTTATAAATCTCTTTTTTACCCAACCATGACCCACTCCACCAGGGTTTGCGCTTGCTCTTATGTATACCCTCGTTCCCGGTGCAGTCGGACGGTTTCGTGACATTAGATACATGTACTGTGTTCTTGTAAAGTGTGTTAATTCGTCAAATGCGATAAAGTCGTATGCCTTACCTTGATAATTGTATTTATCTATTTCTCTCTGCAGATTCCCAAAATATATTTTTGCTCCGCTTCCGAACTTCCAGACGTATTTTGATTCGTTGAATTTTGCGCTCGGGAATGCTTTTGAATATAGGTTTATGGATCTATCCATAAGCTCCGAGAGCTGCGGAAATGTGCGCCTTAAGATTAGCCCTTTATAACTTGGTATATGTACCTGTCTTAGTGCTTCGCATAATATAGCGTCGCTCTTTCCGCCTCCAGCTGCGCCGCCATATAACACTTCATACTCCGGGCGGCTCATAAATACTTTTTGGCGCGGCTGCGGCTCCCATGCTATTTTCATTCTTCCACCTCCGCAACCTCTTCATCACTTAAGTTAACAAGTACGATGCTTTCAGCCTCTTCAACGCTGACATTTTTATTCTCTGCATCTGCTTCAAGGAGCTTAATTTTTCTTTCTTCGAGTCTAATTCTTTTCTTTGCGTTCTTAAGATTTTCTTTCTCTTGGAACGTGAGAATAGTCTCCATTGACCGCCTCATTTTTTCAATTGCCTGCAGTGCGTTAGCTGCATCCTTTACCTGTTTAAAATCTGTTCGCTTAAATTTTTTCTCAACAGTTTTCTTTGATACCGGAAAGCCATCTGAATTGTATTCAGTTTCTTCAACCAGATATCTATTGAACTGCTTTGGATCTAAAAGAGCGTCGCTCATTATATTAGACAAGTTATGTACTATGCCTATTTCTTTAGATAAGTCTATAGATTCTAATTTAGATACACGCTCTACAGCTTTTCCGACAGTATCTGATACATATTTCCTGCGCTTTTCTTTCCACTCATGGCGGCGTGCGTATTCCCAA